TCATTGTGTGGGGAAACAGTCCCCACGCATCTCCCTCCTTTCATTCCCATAATCCCGCATCATAGCGGGCAGTTCGTGCAACTCAGGGTGAGTACGTAGCTCTTCCGCCGCCTGCCGTTCTTCCTGCGCTGTGTAATGCACCAAGGGAGGGCAGAGGGGCTTGTAGCGAGTGGGCGTACAAGCTGTCAGAGCAAGTATGGCAGCGACCAGATAAAAGCGCTTCATCAGAATGTCCCCTTATCCAGATCACCGATAAGCATATTGTCAGAGCGTATGCCGTTCGTGCGGGCTTCGAGCATCCGTTGCGCGGCTTCTGCTGATTGGGTGGCGTCGCTTGCGTCTTGGCGTTCGGAGCCCACGCGGGCGCTGTTTCGTCCGGATCGGTTGCTATAGACGATCAGGCCCGTAAGGAAACCGAGCACCGTAAGGATGAAGGTTCCTGCGAAATAGGGGTTCATGGTTCTTCTCCGAACCAACCTTCTTTGTTGGGGGAATCAATCCAGCCTTCTTTGTTGGTCATTTAGCCTTCCTTTACGAGTGATTCACTTTGAGTGTTAAGAGGGTGTTTTTGGTAGTTTTCCAAGGGGAAAGGGTATGATTCCCTTTTCAGTATTTTTCGTTCGTTTTTGGCGGATAATTACCAGTTTTAACTGATTTTCTTATCAGGGCTGGGAGGGCCAGGCCCTCCCTTTGCACGTGCCTGTGACTTATACTGCTGATCCCACCTGAGCCGCGGTTGGCTTTTTCTCTTTGAGGGCGGCCATAACATCCTTGACGCCGTCTTCAACGTCGGTCAGGCCGTTTTCAACGCGTAGGATGCCAGCAAGTAGGGCGTTTGTGTCGAACTTATCGGAAAGAAGCGTCTCACCTTCTTCAGCGATACTTCCCAGAACGGTCGCAACGAGGTGCAGAAGCATTTTAGTTTTGCTGCTCTCAGAATTGCCCATGACGCTTTCAATAAGCGTGACAAGCTTGGTCATCACTGTTGTGGCGTTGTTCGTGTTGGGTTCCATGATCGTGTCCTTATAGAGTAAGTGAGGAGAAAGCGCGTTTAGTCACGTATGGGGTGGCTGAGTGTCTGCGCGTTTTTCAAGAGCTGCCACCGTAGGTGGAATAAGCGCGGAGGCCGTAGCGCGTGCCGTGCTATTATCCGGCAACAGCGAAGGCAGCGATGAAAGCAGAAGGGTGGTGGCCATATCGCCACTCAGTGCTCCAGTGGCCGCACCTGCGATCCCACCAATGACGAGAGAAAGGCCGATGAGTGTCGTGGGTTGCTGGATCCAATGACGAAGGCGCGAAAGACGAGACATCATGTGATGGTCTCTTTATTAGACAGGCCAGCCACCGTGTTAATTAACGTTCCGTAAGGGTTCTTGCCATTTTCCATCATAATAATCGCCTGCATAAGACCGGCGATAAGATGGGGTGAGAAGTTACCTAACGGCGCTTGGGGAGACACGCCGAGAGCATGGGAAACGCCGTCAATATAGTCGGTCGTATTGTTCTCAGTCGGGGGTGCCCATTTGCCAATAATGGCTGAAACCGTGTCTAGTCCATCCCGCTGATGGTAGCGTAGAAGCTGCCCACGTAGAGCGATCAGACCGGCTTCGGGTGTCGCAAAGACGGCAAAACGCCCATGATCGCCTAACTCTTTATGAGCCCCAGCTTGGCCGACATAGTTGAGGTTGCCGGGGTTGTTGTTGCGGATACCGCGCGGCTCCATGTCATACTCCAATATGATAGATTTTAAGAAGAACGGCGACGATGGCTTCGGCCCCAGCAATGCCCCCGGCAATAAACATGGAGCGCCATGAATTGCCTCGTTGTACTTGGGAGAGGATTTGCTCTAGCGTTTGTTGCTGGGCGGCTTGGTGGGACTTAACAACGGCCATATCGGCCTCAACGGCTTTAATGTCAGCCTTGATTTCAATGCCTTCAGCACGGGTCAGATACTGGTCATTCATGAGCGCGAACCTCCCTTCCATCATGAAAGGGAAGAGGGGTGCCGCAGCCTAAAGTAGACCCGACCAAAGACAGAGAAAAAGCACGCATAGATCCGTTCCGTTGTTGCCAGAACGGGTATGACAGACGTTTCTAAGTTCTACTTAGGAGTGGAGGCGACTAATTCCCCCCATAAGGACTCCATTGAGGGGAGAGCCAGAATTCTTGCCCTTGATTGCGTTTCATGAGTTTTTCATAGCGCTGCGTGTAGCCGGGGTTAATCATGTCTTGGAGGCGGTAGATCACGCAATATTTCAAGGCAATGTTGATAAAGGGAAGATTACCGCCTGGGATTTGCCCACTCACTACACGAACAAGATTAGCGAGATAAGCGCTGGTTTTTTGTGCATCAGGGCTATCGGTGGCTTCATCGCGCGTGGCGGTAAAGACCCCGGCAAGTTTGGCCATATCGGACAATGTAGGCCCCGCCGCTGTTTCGAGGAAGCTATTGCCCATGCGGCTTTGTTGTCCAAAGAGGAAGTCACCATAGATCCCAGCACCGCCCCCTTGTTGGAGGGCGGCCATCCATGTGCGCACATCGGAAGGGTCGTGGGGCTCTTTTCCAGCTAGAAGTGCTTTGGTGTTCATGGCGACATAGCCCAGCAGAGTGGTCCCAGCGATCATATGAACAATACCGGGCAAGTCTACCCCAAAGCGCTGCACCTCACGGGCATAAGCACGGCGGATATGGGTAATGGGGAAGCTCTTAAATTGCAGCATGAGACGGGCCGCTTGGCCAAGGATTGGGCTAACCTCATCGAGACGGCTACTAATCCCTCGGAATGTGGCTTGCGTGCGGACATCGGGTTCGGTCATGCCTTCGCGCGTTTGGTCGGTTATGTAGGTGTAGAGCTTATTGGTGAGGCTTTCCCTTACGTCGTCAGCGCTTTGTCCGGCCTCGATAAGCGGCGCTACGGCCTCATCGGATAGCTTGGCGATTTCGGTAGGGAGGAGATATGCATTCCCGCCCGCTTCTTTAGTGGCATGGCGGATAACCTGCCATTCTGGCTCTTCCACCCCAAAGCGCTTGAGGCTGCGTTGTAGCTTGCTGTCCAATGCGGTAAAGGGCGTCTCTGCATTGCGCCCAAGATTATGGGACAGCATAAGCCCCATGCCTTCAGAATGGCTATCGGTCCAATATTCCAACAGGTTGAGGCGGTAGAATTTATTGATGAGATCGCTAGCCCGACCCAAGGGGGCATCATTGGCCGCAAAACGGTTCATGACGGCCCCAAGATGGCCTTGGATACCCACACCGAGGAGCTGCGCAATCTCCTTACGTTCAGCCTCATTTCGGCTGCCTAAGCTTGGGCAAATGGCCTTACAACTGTTCCAATAGCTCTCAAAAAGCGGAATACCATTATGACGAAGGACAGAGGCATTCACGGCCAAGTCAGGCAGGGAAGAGATCATCACGCCGCCAAGTTTGGTGAACTGGTTCCATGTTCTGGCGTACGCCCCAATCTGCTCAATGGTTTTATTGGCCGGTAAACGCGCCCGACCTGTGATGGTATCTAGGAGCGCTCCCTTTTGAAGGCGTTCCAGCTTCCCATGCATCTTAAAGTCCCCACGGGCTCGTGCGGCTTGCTTGGCCTCATCAGTCAGGCGGTTAAACAGGGCTTCCGGGTTTGTGCCAAGATCGCTCATCACAGCGGCATTGCGTGCGCCTTTTTGTAGGCCTTTGATGACGCTATCAATGACACGGTCCTGACCGTAGGCTTTGTTATAGGTCAGCCAACTATCGGCATCTTTGAAGAGTAGTACACGGTTTTGACTCACACGCTTGGCAAGGTTCCCCGGCCCCTTAAAGCCAGAGAGCCAGTCTTTGCCATTGGCATTGTCATGATCGCCTGATGCGAGACTGAGCCATGTCTGGTGGAGGAATTCGTCACGTGATTGCCGGGCGTCCATGGTGTCAAAGGTGCGGTCATCCAGAAGAGGGGCCAAGGTGTCGCGCCATTTCTGGTAATCTGCTTCTGTTTCATTGCCACGAATTTTCCACATGTCATGGCTTTGCCGAGTGACATAATGGTCTGTCTTGCCAATCCACGCGCCTTGTTTGTTCTGCATGAGACGCACGGTCTCTTGAGCATCGGAGAGAATGCGGGCCGCTTTTTCGGCTTGCTTATTGCCGGTAGCGGGGAAATCCTCCGGCGCATCTAAGCGCCACATTTCCCGGCCTACATCGGCGTCGAACTGCTCATCACGGGCCAGAAGCGGCTTGAGTAAACCGGCTTGTTCCAGATCATGCATAAGGGGGCCAAGCACCTGCTGCTCTTGCCCATGAGCATTAGCGGCGATGGAGAGCGCCGCGCCACGTTCTCCATTTTCCCGCCCCGCAAGGATACCCTCTAGGGAGGCGGCTTCATCCCCTTCAATGATCCGTTTTTGCATGGCCGCGTGGGCAATGAGATTGCGTTTGTCTGAATTGGCTTTAATGATCCCAGCCAGCCGTTCATCATCGGCCATCTTCAGCCCCGCTTTTTGGAGGGCTTCTTGCGGGGAAAGTCCTTGGCGCATGTAACGGCCCGCTTCTTTGTCCAGCCGTCCAAACATCTCATCAAGTTCGGCCTTGGACATTTCCCGTCCAGCGGCTTTCTGAGCTTCATTATAGCAAGGGTTGTCATGTTGGGTCATCGTACGGTCCTTGTCAGGCAAGCGGCGGCGGAAGAAAGAGCATCGGCATTCCCGTCAGAGAGGGCCTGGGCTCGCTTCACCTCTTCAAGTTCTTCAGGGGAAATAGTTTTATCGCCATAGAGGGCGATTTGCTGGTCGAGTTGTGCCCCGTAGGCTTGGGCCTCGTGGAGTGAATTGTCTTGACTTTTGGGGGATTGTGAATCACTATTCTTGGAACTGCTTGTGGCTTCGACAGTCGCTCCGCGCCTCGGAACATCGGGCATATGTTCGCGAGGATCAAAGAGAGGATGGTCATGCCCGTTGAGACCTGAAGGGGTAGTGCGACGCCCTTCCCACAGCAGCTCTTTTTTAGTGAGAGAATTTGTTTTGAAGGTAGATGCTGTGGCTACACGATAATAGCCGTCTTCCCTTTTGACATGAAGAATAGCGGTGTCATGCTTCGCATTAGCGGTTTGTCGCTCTCCCATAATGACGGAGAAGAGGGAGCCGTTGTTATTATCTTTGCGAAGCTGGTTTATATTTTGGATGACATGGCGAATATAATCATCAGCCCCTTCAAAACCACGTTTCTTAATCTCATCGCCATGCCGCGCCATGATATGGGCGCGACCGTGCCCACCACCAATATCGCGACCTTTCGCATCTAGTTTTACTGTATGCTCTCCATCCCCCAGCACAACAGGCCAAGGAGGCACGCCTTCAATTCCCTCGGGCATATGGCCCATCAGAGCAGGGTGGCCACCAACTTCTGAGAGATTGAGATGGTCAATGCCTGTGGTAGGTAAGGGAGAAAAACGAGTGCTTCTTTCAGGTGTGGGGGCGCCTTCCTTTTTGGCGACCAGGCCCGCGCGGTTGTCGGCAACCTCACGACTTTCTGGGTTGGTCAGGGCACGGAGAATGTCAGAGCCGACGCCTTCTTGCAGGTCTGAGAGTTTTTGCAAAGCCTGTTGGTAGCTGTCATGGAGGGTGTCTTCCCATCGTGGGTCAAATCCTTTTCCTTGGTTGGATTCCAGATGGCTTAATGCGTGCTCTATGACCTCTTCGGGGTTCGTGCTATTGAGTAGCGCATCCGTCATAGAGGTGAGATCATCAGACGTGACACCCGCATCAAGGCGTTGGCCATATCGGCCTAAATGATGCTCTGTCAGGGCTTGTAACGCGTGTTTCTTCGCGTTGCGGCGCTCTTGTTGAACAGCACGGCTTTTGTCAAAGCTCTCCTGATACTGCTGCCAATCCGTATAAGAAGAATGTTTGAGAGCATCTTCTAACGCGTCATGCGGGTCGGCCCCACCAAGGGTCGCTTCTGCTGCTTGAGCGTGCAGATCGGGTGTGAGGGGAATGTCATGGTCGTAGGCAGCCAGCTCAACGTCATCATGAGCGGCAGAGCGTGCGTGCTCTTCACGGTCAGGGTCGTCAAGATGGGTGGACTGTTCTGGACCAAGGCCATCAGCATAGGCTTTGCGCCCATGCCCTTCTTCTGTCATGGCATTGAGCAGGTCGTTAATATCCGCGCCCGGTTTGAGATAGCCGGCTTCTTCAGCGAGTTCTCGCGCTCGGTCGAGGGGAAGCCCTCCATTGCGGCGCACCAGCCCTACACGCTGTTTATGCAGGTCATTCGCTTTCAGCTCGCCGCCTTCATCACGCACCCCGCCATGTTTGGTCAGGAAGGTAAAGAGGGATGGTGAAGCCGCTTGGTTACTTCGTGCAGGGCGCCTATTGTCTGTGGATGTATCGGGTGAAGCTTGCGGTTCTGGCGTATTTTCTTCTTGTAAGAGGGCGCTGTGCTTTTTGTGCAGATCGGCTAGGTCTTGTTCCAGCGTGCCGCGTCCTGGGGGCGCTGGTGTGTCGTTGTTCCCGCCATCGTTCCCACCATGGGTGTCCATCCAGCTTTGCAGGTCACGCCGCGTCTGGTCGAGTTCATGAAGATGAAGAAGACTGTCCGCATTGCTGGGGCGGTCATTACTGAGGGAAACGAGGCTTTCAGCGAGAACTTGCCCGCGTACATCAGGGTTAATCCCGTTTAAGCGTTCTTGTGTGGTATTGGGTGGGGCTTCTTCTGGCTGAAAGCGATCAGTGACGGCATGACTGATCCCATGCATGGCCCCGCCCATAAGTCCACCAAAGGCGATGTTGGTCAGCGCTTGGCCCATCGTCCAATCATTATGTTCGTCACGATCAAGATAGAGGTTCAGCGGCTCTAGGGCTGTTTGCCCCGCCATGCCTTGGCTCGCCCCTTGAACCACGCGCCCGATGGGGGACGCCTCAAGGGCGTTAACGACAGAACGATGAGCACCCTCAGCACTAAGGAGCCCATCAGCGGCCCCTTCCATGCCCCAGCCTTCAGCACGGGCAGCAGCCATGCCTAGCCCTGTGCTGACGCGGGTTTCCCCAAGGCCGGGAACGAGCATAGACGCCGCATTGACGGGGTCTAGAAAACTCGGCAATGCGCCCGCTGCCATGTTCGCGACCGCACTGACAACACCGCTGGGACCATTACGTATGGTTGTCTCACGCATCAGCTCGCTTTGTTTTTCGCGGTGCAGCGTGTCGGCATATTTGGAGGAAACAGGCTTATCAAAGCTCAACGCGCCCTTAATGCCATATTGGGCGTTCGCGTCTTCTGGGTTGAGCTGGTCGCCTTCTGTATTTTCGATCCCGTGATAAAGGGCTCGGTTGATCCTGACGATCGGTATCGCCTGAACGCCCGACATGAAGGAGGCCTTCAGTGAATCTCCTAAAGAGCTTTGTTGACCAGCGGCTCCTTCATTCTGAACCGAGCTTAGAACGTCCGGCCCTTTGGTATAAAATGGCATGTTCCCCCCCCTGTAAGTGGGGGGAGCATGGCTCTTGTTTATAAGTTCTACTGGGTGTGCTCTCTAAACACGTATGAGAACATGCTCACCAATCCCCGCCGATATGGCGGGGTTTTCCCTCATGGGCCAGGCGGGCGTCACGTTGGGCGGTCGTGTCGTACGGGCTGAACCATTTGCCAGAATGGATGTCCTTGATGGAGAGCGTGATAGGTTGCCCTTTTTTGTCTTGGAGCATTTGATATTCCCCCGGTGTCGTGCTGCTTGGGATGAGAAGATTATAGCCGTCTTCTTTGTCGTTCATGACCCATTGGCCATTGTCGCGGGCATTGGTCAGAGTTGTACCATTAGAATCCGCATTGTAGCGTTCTCTTTCTTGGGGTGGCATCTTGGCAATAGCATCGGGTAACACCTCACGTATATCGCCATTACGGAGCGAAGAAAGCATAGCGGCCCCTGTTTGTTTAGTAACAGACATCTCCCCTTTAGGGGTGCGCAGGAAGCCGGATGTATCATATTTCATATCGAACAGATCAGCACGGGCGTTCGTCATGGCTTGGGAGAGAGGAAGCCCTTTTGCCATATAGCCGAGTGTCTGGAGCTTCATGGTCTGCGCCAGGTTTTGATAGGGAATATCTCCACCCGCTTGGAGGAGGAAGGTTTTTCTGGCATCTCCCAGGCTGTTATAGAGCGGGTTATCCGCCGTTGTATTATCAAGTTTAGCTGCATCGGGGCCAGCCATCACTTTCAGTTTGTCTTCCCCAATTTTGATATCACGCTGGAGCATTTGGCGGCGCGTTTGTTGAGCCGGCGTATCCATATTGGCCATGGTGGCATAGTCGGCAGGGAGTTTATGGGCGACCATTTCCGAAAGGACTTGAGGCCAGTAATCATCGCCATAATGGTGACGAAGATTATCTAGGGCAGGGCCGACCTCTTGCTTTTGTGGATCTGCCTGCGTGAATTGCGTGACCAGATGATCGGCTTCATCACTGGTTAAAACATGAGGGGAAGAAACCCCCATCGTCTGTTGCAACGCTTGGGAAGCCTTGGCGTAGGTTTTGAACGTCTCAGGCGTTTCGTTCTGCTGATAGTCCTGCCATGCTTGTTGCACTTGTGGGTTATCCTGCACATAAGAAGCCGGGTCTTTTTTGAGAGCGTCTTGGCGCTTGTTCAGGCTTGCTAACAGTAGGTCCGCTGCTTTTTGTCGTGTCCTGAAATGGTCAATATCTTCGCCTTGAAGCGGTGTGGTTGCGCCTTTTAGCACGTTTGCGGCCTGTTGAGGAGACGCCCATTTGATCGCGTTAAAGCTTAAACCTGCCCGACGGCGATCATTGAGGTCATCAATTTTGTTCTGGGCCTCTTCGGGTGGGTAAAGTGTGCGGATGTCACGTTCTGGAATGTCAGTCTGGGTGTTCCCGGCCATATAGGACGCGCTGAGATCGTCCAGATGCTGGCCAAGCTGGTTTCGGCTGCCCTGTGTGCTCGCATTCCAGATGCTATAATTATGCTCCACGCGGCTATTCGCGTCCGCAATGGCTTCTGGTGAGGCACCGATGGCCCGCCCTCGTGCTGCAATGGAGGCAAGCTGCTTCTCCCGATCAGGAGCCTCATAGCTGGGTGCTGGTTGGGACTTTGTGAGGGCTGCTCCTGCGCGACTGACATAATCGCGCGTTTCCTTAAACGGAATATTCTGTGCAAACTGTTGATCGGTGATCGCACCGCTGCGTGGGTCTCCAATATCCTTCAGCCATTGGTTCACATGGCCGGGGCCTGCATTGTAAGCCGCACAGGCGAGGGTCAGGTTGCCGCCGTATTTTTGGCAAAGCTGGCTATAATAGGCAGCCCCTAAAGCGCGATTATACGCACTATCATGTTTAAACCGGTCTTCATCCCATCCGAGCCCTGATGATTGTGCGACGGAACGTGCTGTATCGGGCATAAGCTGAGCAATGCCGGTAGCGCCCTTGGGTGAGGTGAGGGGGTTTCCGTTCTTGTCCGTTTGTTGGCCGCCACTTTCCAGATGCGTCATGGTCGTAAAAACCGCGTCTTGCGTGCTCTGGGCAGGAATGGCCATACCGTCATCGCGGTGATTGATGGCCGCATCCGCCAGCATGCCACCGACTTGATGGTCTATATGCGGCTTGAGCATCGCCATCGACTGCTCAAAAACAGGCTCTGAAAGGTTCCGACGGTTGGACATAAGCAGGTTCTGTGCCTTAATGGCATCGCCACTATCCGTCGCTGCTTGTGCCGAGGTGGTGAAGTAATCGTCGTTAAATTTTTGCAGCTCTTGTTGGGCAATCGGGCTATCAGAGGGGACGCCCCGCAAAGCGAGATTTTGCGCAATCGCGTTTCTGCCTTGGAGAAGGGTTCCCGAAAAAACAGACGGGTTATCGTGATTGGCTGCACCCTGGTTGACCAGGTTTTCAAGTGTGGCTTTCTGTGTTTGCTGCTGATAGCTTTTGCGCTGCTGTGCCGTATGGCTCGACATGCTATCAAGGGCACTGTTGAGGAAAGGCTCGCTTTCTTGTTGAAAGAGCCGTTGCTGGTCGGAGGTGAGCCCGTCCATGAGAGAGCGGCGCGTCTGGTCCAGCCCCTGTGCCGTTGGCTTCCATGCATCCAGCGTTGCCTTATTTTGAAGACCGAAAAAGCCCGTATCGTTGGGATTATTGGGATCACCATATTGCACATTGCGCACATGGGTCCGGAAGTCGTTCATCGCCCCTTGCACAGCGGTGATGTCGTCTTGTCGTTGCAGTCGTTCAGCAACGTCATTGGCGGCTGCTATGCCAGAACCGAAACGGTCTAAACCACGACCGACCATCTCCCCATAATTGGGCACATTGAGAAGTTCCGTCCCACCAGCGCTGACGCGTTCAGGGAGTTTGTAGGTGTCATCGGTGTAGGGCACTTGGGGCATGATTAGACTTTCTGGAAATAGGATTCTGGCATCAGAGAGGCGTTGCTATTATTGACGGAGACTTGCGGTCCGCTTGATCCCCCTGATCCGCTCGAAAAGAGATCATTCCATTTGGACGAAAAAGACGAGTTCCCCGCTAAGGAGGAGACACCACCCGCAACAGCCCCGGTTGCGCCTAACGCTCCACCAGCCCAAGCTGACGCATTCCCTGCACGGGCAATCCGGGCCTGATTATTGTAAGAAATGGCCTGATTGCTGGAGCTGGTGGACTGAACGCCAGCCTCATATTGGTCGGTCCCGACCGAAAGCCCGGTATTACGCGCGGTTGATTGCTGCACATCCAGAGCTGAACCCGACGATGTATCGACACCATTCGCGGCCATAAAGGCCCGTTGTGCGGCAAGATGCTGATCGCCTGCCTGATAATCGCGTTGAGCGTTGAGATAGCCTTGGTCGATGGAGTTTTTAGACGCTTGGGAAGCAATTTGAGCTTGCTGCTGGCTTTGCTGCTCTTGTGCTTTGTTAGAAGCCGCCTGTCCTTGAGCGCTGATCAGAGCGGAGGAAGCGCTGGCAGCCGCCGCCACACCAGCGCCAATAGCGGCTAAGGTTCCGGTAATTACGCACATGATGGGCCTCGCTCCATCGTGAAGCGGCAAAAGAGCGCCCCGTTAAGCCCGGTAGGTTGGGGAGGCTCAATCTGAAAGCCAAGCCATGACAGCCAGCGAATGGCCTGACAGTAGGACGCATCTACATGGTTCATCAAAAGCGGGTAGCGCTGCTGCCAGTGTCGCACCCAAAAGCGCGTTTCCCGAAGGAAGGCTTTCTGGTGGCGCTCTAGGGCAGGCGTGCCCACAAGCCACGGAATGCCCACATCAAGGCGAGGGGCCACCCCAAAAAGCGCAACCGGGCCGCTCTCGTCATAAAAGAGCCCCGCCATCCCGTGGGCAGACTGCTCAACCGAGCGACGTAACGCCCCGGCTACATCCCCCTGACCCGAGCGCAGCACCTCCAGATGGTCCGACCGCCGCAGAAGTGGGGCGATCAGGGCCGCGTCTTGGGGGACGACAGAACGATATGACAGCATGAGGCCTCCTCCTTAAAGAAGGCATCACTCTAGCGGGGGTTTATAAGTTCTAGTGGGGGTTTAAGTGTTAGTGTAATGGAATATATACATCTCTGCAGCTTGCCCTTTGGAAATAATTTTGAGGTCTATAAGTTCCTTTAAAATAGGGGCTATTCCCTTTCCTTGTTTAGTTGCTGAGAGAAGCCAACTTGTACCTGAAAGCTTGGACACATCGGTGGTAGGATTGTCAGCGTATAAACGAGCACAAACATTGCGCAACTCAAATGGATAATCTCCTGCTTTCAGAGCTACTTTCTTACCGCCAGTGAAAAACGCGTAAAGTGCACTTATAACTTGTTCCTTAGTGAAGTTTTCTGTGTCTATCATGGCCTAATCCTTTCAAAAGATAGGCAACTAAGTAGTGATATCGAATTGGTTTTTGTCAAGGTCATTCTTCTAACTCCCCACCTCAACATCCACACTCACCGTTGAGAGCGTGACAGGAAGCGGGTTGGTTGTCTGGAACGTGATCTGCCCGCTTTGTGTCCAGTTAGGGGTCGGGATACGCATCGCAAGCCCCGTGGTGAGAGCGGGCTTTTGCGCCGTGTTTCGGTAAGGGTTGGGCGCAGCGTTTCCAGCGGCGGCTCCTTGATTGTTGAGGCTATGGGTGGTTTTGCCCCCGTTGGTGGAGACGCTGAGGCCCGCGCTGTTGTAGAGCGTTGCGTACACCTTGCTGACACGTTTGCGGCGGGCAAATTGCGGAGGCTGCCCGAGATCCAGCGGAAGGGTTTTGGCTGTGGCTGTGATGGGCAAGCCCACTGTGATGACGCGTCCTGATTGGGGCACGGTGAGCGATCCATCGGAGCGGACAGTCAAGGCAGTGTAAGCCGTGCCATCCACGCAAGCAGATACCGTTTCTCCCGCTAGATGGGTAAGGCCAGAAAGCGTGGCTACCGGTGCGCCTTCATAGCGGAGGCCGCAATCAACAAACCATGAACGCGTGATGTCGTTATTTTCAGCGCCAAGCTGGCGGGTTTCCAGACGTTCAATCATGTAGCGCTCTGTGCCGTTTAACAGGCGTTTGACCACAACATACGTCGTGTCTTCAATCGCGCCATAACCGTTTTCTTCTGGAACCACAGCGACGGATTGGAAGGAACCCTTATGGGTCGTGTGTTGGTGCCAGGCCGTGACATTTTGTTCTTTGAGATAGGTCATCCCCAGCAACGTTCCATCGGAGCGCACCGCCCAGATGAGATTGAAGGGGAATTGGGCAAAGGACCAATCAGCGATCGTATAACCATAGAAGAGATGGTCAGAGAGCACGGATAAATCATTGCCCTGATAAATCTGGGCATACCAGTCATATTGCAGGTCGCGGATATGGCTGCCTTTGTTTTCGATAAAGAGCACATCGGTATTAATGGCCAAAGGCTGCACGTCAGAGCAGCCCACAAACATTTGCGGAACAGCGGTGAAGTTAGAAGGAGTGATGGCCGTGCCCGTTTGGCCGCCACTGATTTTCCAGATTCCTGTGCCGGTAAAGGCGAGAAGGTCGGCCATCGGCACAAGATGCTTGATCGTGTTGACCTGCTGGCTGGCAATGGTGGCGGTGATAGCATCGTCAGAGACAACAGGGGTATGGATGTCAAAATTGGTATAATTGGCTGAACGGCTCATCCACACCGTTTGGGGATAGGTGAAAGCCCCTGCGAAGACACGGCGTTGCTGGAAATAGGTAACAGAAACCGGATTATTGCCACTCTCAAACGGATTACGGTGAGCGGGTGGCCCATTCTCTGTATCAGGGGCGTAATTGACATCATCAAAGCTTAGAGACGCTGTATTGCCAATGAGCCCCCATTGGCCGGCAAAGCGGCGATAGACGTTATAATAATCAGCTCCATCGACGCTCGGCCATGTGAGCGTATTGTAATTGCCGTAATTAGTATAATAGCCGATATTATAATTCTCAACAAAACGGCCAACCTCCACGGGCGTGTCCTTCTGAACAGTCGAGGTTTTCCCTGTCGTTGCGTCCGTTACCGTCTGGATCGTGGTGGTCATTTCGGTTTGAGAAGGAGCGAGCGTTGCGTTGCTTTCCGTGTTCTTCTCGTTAGATACAGACGTAACGGCATATTCGTATGTTGCCTTAGACACCCCAGGTGTCGTGCCGGTGTTTGCCGCTGTTCCTTCTACCGCTGAGGCAATGAGCGAGGAGGGTGCTGTAATACCAGCATCATACGAAATGACGTCTAGGGTCCAGTCGAGCTCTCCACGACGCGCGAGGTTCATGGCCGGGTAGCGGGCATGGGTGAGGGTGAGCACGTCGGCGGATTGGGCATGGCGCAGCCAGAAGGCGTCCTCAATCCGATAAGGCGTTGTCAGCTCGTAGAGGCTGCCATCATCATGCGTGAGATAAGCACCATTGCTGATAAAGCGGACATACTGGTCCCCAAATTCCAGCACATAGGACTGCGTATTGTTGTAGATAAACGCGATAAGCTTAGGCGGGGCGCTGGTGGCTTTTGTGCGAGAGGTGCCAATATAGCGCGTGCCAGGTCGGTTGCTGATCCCTCCTTGCACATGAACAAAGAAGTTGGTGAGATCAGCCGCGCCGGACTGCCATTTCTCCATATCGGCCCGGTAGCCAAGCAGGGGCGACATAATGCCGCCACCAAAGGAGCTGCGCCATGTGAGACCGACATGAGGGCCGAAGGGGGATTGAGACATTGCTTAATCCGTTACCTGAGTAGGCGGCGTTGGAAGCGCTGTGCTCGTCGTATCTGCCCCGCTGATGATAGCTCGGAGTTTTTGGACATAAAGGCGTGTTTGCGATCCAAAAGTTTCACGCATGGCTGTCAGCATGGGAGCTTGTCTTTGTATGTCTTGGAGGGCGACGTTTGCTTGCTCTTTGAGAGGAAGGGAGGGGCGGTTTATTTGGACAATAGAGCCGTTAGAAAGGGCTGGATTAGATGTAGGGCGGCTGTCCCATTGGTCTTGTGTAAGATGTAAACGAATGGCTTTGCCACCTGGGGGAACATTCGGAGCCACTCCTTGTAGGAGTTCAGTATCAGAGAGAGAATAAATAGAGGTTTCTCCTCCCATTTCTCCCTCTTCTCGCGTTATTGGCAAAGTTGACCATCCCCAGATTGGAGTAGGATTATTGTCGCTACGGTTGTCGATAATAGCAAAGTAAGCCATGTCATTTTTCATAATGACAGTTCTCCAATAGCAATAATGGTGATGGTATCTGCAATATCTGTATTGGCCCCGCCTACACCTAACCAGAACTTCCCAACGACAAAGCCACTACGGTTTGCGGGGGTGTTTGTGGATGGACCACCGATAATCATATTTGTTCCATTGAAAAATGGAGGAATGACGACCGATACAGTATCGCTTGTAAAAGATTGTGGGAAAGGAACCCAATCTCCGTGAGCGACGTTAGCTGTAAACGTTTGTAGAAGGAGCGGAGCCCCAGAGGGGCTTCTGGCATTTAAAAGAACGCCACCAGACGGTGTGGATATGGCTCCATTAAGAGCGAGAGAGAACTCCCGAAAGATCCCATTCTGGTTTAAAACAATATTGCCAGCGATCGCACCCGTTGATTGGTTTTGTGCTGTTTGTAGATAGATACTTGTGCCATCTGTGGTTGCTCCCACTTGTCGGCTTAGGTTGCGTCCATTGTAGTTATATTTTCCTGACGCAATGACATCACTATTGCGTGTGAGATTATCGAACATTCCTCCCAACCCGTCGGGCTGAGAGAGAAAAACAGTATCATTGGGCCAGGAAATAGAAAGGAGAGCCCCAGCTAATGCATTTGTTGCAATATTCCCACTAATAAGAGAGAGAGGTCCAACGGTTCCGCCTATTCCTGTATGGAAAGGACCATTCGTCCCTAGACTATTTGTAAATGTATTATGGCGCACCACGGTTCTTGTCGGGTGGTTAAGATAAATAGCCGTTCCCAAATTGGTTGGTGAACCAATATCACTAATCGTATTATTGCTTACGTCAATATCTTGGCAGCTATCTGATACATAGATTGCATAAACAGGCTGACCGGATGTTGTCGTTGAACCATCTTGACTTATGCTGTTTCCACGAACCTGTACGTTATATGCACCGACAATACCTATAGAACCACCGCCATTTCTTCCTCTTGTATTATTATTAGAGAGTATATTCCCAGATATGATTATATTTTTTTGTTTTAGTGAGCTTGTCTCTGCACCATTTTGGTTAAGAGTTGTTATCCCTATACCGCTATCTTTATTATTATAAACATGGTTATCACAGATTATAATGCTGTTATCTTCTGGATTGCTAGATAGGTCGCTGTAGACACCAATCCCATCATGGTTATCATGAACGATATTTCCAATGGCACCGCATTTTCTACTCCCCATGTAAAAAACGAACCCACCATCTGTATGGCCGCTTGATATATTGCCATTGAACCAACAATTATCAGATGACCAAATAAACTGAGGGCTGTTCCCACTGTTTAAGAGGGAGGTATCTTTTATTAAACTATTTTTGATATATCCAAGAGATATTGGCCAATTAAATACATTCGTTATGGTTATCCCGTTAATGCTTAGATTTCTTATTAAGGCAGGATAAGCGGGATTATCAGGGATATTATCAGTATGGCTGAGCGTATTGGCACATAAGCCGCCGCAGACGGCACGTTCTCCTCCTTCTTGCTGCAACATGTTTCCATTGAAAGTTCCTCTACCTGTGATTGAAATTCCACTAATCGTATTTCCAGGGCTCCCAATATCAACGATATTTTTATTTTCATGAGCAGCAAGTGTAATGACGCCATCAAGAACCCAATAGGTATCAGAGCGCGTTATGGTTAGATTATGTAAAACAACGGACAGGTTAGCTGGATGACATAGTCGATATTTGCCAGCAGAATTGTCTAATGCGCTTTGATAGGCTTCTGTGTTTTCATTAATATATTTTCCAGAAGGATCATCTATGACCCCTAAATTTGTGAGAGAGACGCTTGGAAGAGAAGCGACATAGTTCTCCATGTGCTGGAGAGAGTCTGATAATTCATTAACGACATCACCGTCGGCTTTGTTAGACCAGCAATTGTTCCACTCTATGGCAGTAGGAATATAGTCTTGATGCCAGTTTGGGGTGGTGCATGCACCACGAAATGAGCTGATATTAGAGATTTTTGAGACGGTCACAGATCATATTCCCCTGTGTGCTCTGGTGCATTGGCATTGATCGTTTCTGTATGGTAGGGGCGACGCCAACCAACAGGACTTCGACCTATGGTAAGAATGCCTGCTCTACTGTCTGGTGTATCAGCTGGAATATAAAGATCTTGCTTGTTGGCAATGTCGCGTGTCTCTAGCCCTGTTGGAATGACGCCATGAGGCCCGATAGGGGGTGTGCTGGGGATTGGAGCAGGCGCAGGGGGATGGGAGTTTCCTGCAATAAAACCGCTCTCAAAGGTAGTGTCCGTTTGGTGTATGGCGCGTTGCGTTTCCCCATATCCACAACGAACAGAGAGCCAATCAGGCACGATTTCAGTATCGACGACCTCAACGCGCTGATCGGCAAGACAAGCGCGGGCAACTTCACGTTCGGCTTCTTGAGCAACAGCAGCGGCTGTGCTTCCGTCAATGCCCAATGTTGTGGCGATAGCAGCGGCTAAAGAGAGCCAGAACGCCCGCCTGAACGCAGGCGGCCAATGGTCGATATCCACCGATTGTGTGATGTAGGTGACGCTGACCTGTTGATGATCAGTGAAGAGGACGGGCACGAGTGCCACACCGCCTGCTTTGCCCATCCCTTCGCCAAAGCTTTCACGTGGCTCAAAAAGCACCTTGCGGTGGTCTTGGGGCTTTTCGGTAAGGGCGTTATCAACGCGCAGCACGCGGACAGAGTCTGAGGGCAGAGCGATCTCGTAGCGCCAGCGTGGATTGCTGCTGGGTGCCGTTAGACCCGTTCCCACACAGCGCGGCCATTGCCACGTATAAACGGGGCCGCCCATACTGGCAGGATGGGCCAGCATGGATTGCAAGACATCGCCGTAGAAGGACGCACACACACTGGCCTCTACAGAGCCATCATCAAATGAGGTGATCGCGCTTTGTGTGCCAAGACGCATGAGTGCACGATTGCAGAGGTCAATGTCGGTCGTCATGCCTTAGCTCTTTTTCGCTGATTTAGATGGCGTGTTTGTTGACCGTGCAGAAGCATCTTCTTCCTTACCGGGTTCAGGCGGCGTTTCCGCCTCTTCTTTGGAAAGGAGCTCAGCTTGGGCAGGCTTAGGCTGCTCTTCTAAGGCGTCCTGATCCTTAACCGTTTCTGCGCTGTTCAGCGCAGAAGGCGTGCCATCGGAGCGGGTCAGGTCTTCCTGAAAGGCCCGGCCATTGACGTCTCTTTCCCCGGCTTGTCCTGCTGCTTTCTTTGCGCTGCGTGCCTCTTCATCAAGAGGGTCAAGGTTGAAGCCAGGAATGCCATCATAATCAATGACGGTGTCCTCCTCGACGTAGCGGCCATTGATAAAGCTTGCGGTTGTGACGCGATAACGTGCCATGATTGTTCCTTACGCCACGTAGTTTTTAGGGTAAGCCCGTTGAGCGGGCACATCGAGATTGATCCCAGCCATAACGATACCGGAACTAAGAGCCTGACTAGGGCTATAGGTCAGGCGCATATAGCGATAGGCTGTGTTGGAGAAGGCCGGTTTGGCGCGGACGGCAAAAGGATGTGCTTGCGTTAATGTTGTTACGTCAATGGACGGGAAATCTTCCAGCGTTGTCCAAGTCTGATTGTCCGTTGACACCTGCACAGCAATGGACAGTGTGGTGCCTGACGGCCCAACGGGGAGGGACGCGAACTCTACAAAGACTTTAAAGCCTTCTGTTGGCCCAAAATCCCGTGCTTGGGAAAAGTCCACTACGTTTGTGGAAGGAGTTGGAGAGCCCGCTTGGGCTTGGGTGAGGTCTTGCTTATTTGAGAAAAGAAGCAGTTTATCAACGATCATGGGGTGTTCCTTATCAAGGTGCGCGAGGATTACTGAACGGTGTCTTCAGTGTTCATGATCGCATCCACGACCCGGATCGGAATGCCACGGAAGCGCAGCACCGGCTTCCCGTCGAACTCATCTTGGGTAAGCAGAACGTTGGTCTTGTTCATCGCTTGAATAGATAGAGCTGAGGCAATGGTGCGGTTGACGTAGAAAACCGGACGACCAAAGGAGAGCGGCGTTCCCCCCGTTGCGCGTGTCGCTGACTGCACATTGGAAGCCGTGGATGGCATGGTTGGAGGTTTAAAGCAGGCTGCAGCCATCAGGGCGATCAGGTTAGCCGCGCCTTCTCCTGTCAAGGCGTTTACGTCAATATTGGCAATACGCACAAAATAGCGCCAATCACGGATCGTTAGGCCGCAATCCCATTTGTAATGCATCTGGTAGGCTTGGAAGGGATTCCCCTGGTCATCCATAACGGGAGCATCCGTTGTGACATCCTTTTGTTGCAATCCAGCAACAGAACCTTTAGGGAAAATCCCAAACCCTGCCGTTGGCCCCCAGCAGCACAGCCAGATAGAGGTATTCGTGCTGCCGCGCCCTTTGCCGTCCATCACATTTGCAGCCGAGGCGGCTTTGTTGGTATCCAGCGTGTTATAACGCGGGGAAAGCCCGGTAAACGCCCCCACATCGCTTTGCTCATTGCCATAGATAAGCGTGCGGGCCATCTGCTGGTTCATGCCTTCAAGAAACGCCATATCTTCTGACAGACGGAACGCCCCGACATCTCCTTCAAGGTTCGCAAGGTCTTTATCGACAAGCGAGTACGTCTCTAACATTCCGCACGTGTCTGTCACTTGGGCGGTGGTGGATTTTCCGCGTGGCACACCATAGTTGAGCAAGCGCCATGTTGCGGCAGGGAGACCCGTCCTTACCGTTGTTTTATTCCCGGTTGGGAGGTTGCCTTCTTTGAAAATGAGATCATTGAGAATCTCATTCGTTTGAGAAAGCAGGTTAACCGTGTCAGCAATGCCGCCATTGGGATCACGACGGGTTGCCCAGTCAGTAAGGGTGAGGAACGTGCTATTGTTAAGAGCCATGAGAGGGAACCTTAGCTGTTAGAGCCATAACGGCGGCGGGCGATGTCTTCAAAGCTGTTGCCTTTGAGTTCGCTTGCGGGTTTGCCTTTATCGGGTGTGTGGGCGGCACCTAACGCTTTGCCGATCGCGTTAAAGGCGCGGATAATCTGTGGATGGTTGCCAGCCCCGGTTTCGGTGAGAGCATGGCGGAGGTCATTGCCGCCAAATTGTTCGAACACATGACCGACATTGGCCATAACTTCAGGTTTGAGGGCTTGCCCATCGGAGAGCTCCGTGTCGCTGAGGGCGTCTTTACGCCAGCCTTGCTCTCGGGCGGCATGGGCTTCGGACAGTTTGCCAAGCTGTTGCTGGAAAAACTCAAGGCCATGCTGAGTAACGGCGTTAAATTGTTCCTGAGACAGACCATGTTCTCGTGCCATTTCCTCGTAGGAGGACAAGGCGTCTTTATCGACGTCCATGCCCTCTGGCGCTGTGAAGTCATATTTTTCTGGGGGACCGTCTTTTTTAGGCGCGTCTTCCTTGCCCTGATCGTCATCAGCTTTAGAGGGGGCATCGGTCTGCTCAGAAGGGGACGCGTGTTTGCTGTCCTCTTCTGAAGGGCTCGGGGCGTCGCCCGTTAGGCTGGCGTTGGTCTCGTTTGTTGCCTCTGTGCTGGCTTCATTACTTGGGGCGGCTGCATCTGTTTGTGTTTGGGCATCACTCATGCCTGAAAGCTCTCCTATCCATCAGATAAAGAAGAGCATGACGGGCATTTATAAGTTCTATGGGGTGTTCTCAGATTTTTTTAGCGCGTCATTGAGCCATGAGGTGAGTCTGATCCCAATACTGCGCTGCCCTTCACGATAGGCGGTCGCGAGGGCATCATTGGGCACAAAAGAGGCGGCATCTTGTCCTGTTAAGGTGATGATGCGCTGTAAGAGGCGGTTTCCTTCTGGCAAAGCCGCGATGATCTGTAGGTCGTGCTGTTCTTGTGTCGCGCGGGCTTTGCGGCGCTTGCGATGGTCGTTGATCTGTTGAGCATCATGAGGGTCTTGCATGATTACTGTCCTTGTTGCGTGTTGAGGCCGCTCATAATGGCTTGCAGGGCGTTGGAGCCCCCGCCGACATCGGCTTGCGAGAGGTTCTTGGCCCCGGCGGCCATTTGCTGAGCTTGTTCGGCCATCTGTTGCTGCTGTTGCTGGTAGGCCCGTTGCTGGCGGAGTTGTGCGACGGATTGTGGGTCTTTGAGCATGGATGGGTCCACACCCAGAAGATCGCCATAACGGTCAAGGGCGGCATCAAGGTCTAGATTGTCCATAATCGACGGATCAGCCCCCGCCATACTGCCCGCAAAGCGTACAAGCTGCTCAATCCCCGTGGTTTCAGTCGCGCGCTGTGCTTGAGCTAGAATAGAGCTGTAAGCAATCTTGAGAGAACGACCACCGAGCCCGGGAGGGCGCGGCTTGAGCAGGCCGCCACGCTCCATAATCTCCAGCGTGGTTGTAATGATCGGGTCAAGCGCTTCATTGTGGAAACGTTCTAAAACAGGCCCAAGGGTCAACATCTTTTCTTGCTGACGCACATTGATTTCTGCTGCTGTGACGGGCTGTGTCGTGCCCATATCCTGCGAGACCATCAAAATCAGGTCATTGCGAAGTGTTTTGCGCACTTGATCCTGAAACTCCGCAATACGCTCCTGCAAAGGTGAGATATTGGGATTGACCTGATAGACGGGACGAATACCTGCCCCATTCCCAGCAGCATTCAGCCCGGGAATGAAGTTCAGTCCGCCGGGGAGAAGGTTCACCATACTCTCTTGCAGCGATGAATCCGCCATTGTTGGTGGTCGTGCATATTTATCAACGGCCTCTGCAAGGCGGAGCTGTGCAACTTGGAGGGACTTAATGTCAGGCAGCGCGTCTTCACCGGGGCCATGACCGTAAGCATCATTGCTCACTGTGGCCCATCGTGGCGCAATAAAGGGCTTACGTGGGTAGGACTCAATCAGCAGGGCTGGCTCGGTATCGTTTCCATATTCGTAATAAATGCCAATATAGGGCGCACCCTTCCATCCAAACGCCCCAGCAATACGGGAACTGTTCGGCATGATGGCATGGACGATGGGAAGCTCTTGGGTGAGTTGGCGGCTTTCCCAAAGGGAGCGGACGGTGGGGGAGACGTTATCAAGGCCAAAACGCTGCACGATTTGGGCGACATTCTGCACATATTCCCGAAAGAGCGTATCGACCTCACCGCGTGCATTTTGGGCAAGGTAATATTCCCCAGCAGTCAGCGGGTAAAAGCGGACAACATCTTCATAATCTTGCAGGATGATACAAGCCGCCGTGCCAAAGCCTGCCAGCTCTTCGTACGTCTGGCTCATAGACGCATAGAAGTTCCCGGTCGCAAAAACACGCTGTAGACGGCTTTTCGTATCAGACAGCCAGAGCTTCACCTGTGGATCATCATTAAGCTGGTCATTGTTTGTTTCTAAACGAAACCAATCACGCGCCGGTGACGTAATACCCGCCATGAGAAACGCTGAGAGATTGCCTAGGGCGATAGAACCGGTTTTATCGACAATCTGCGGGCCTTTTACACGGCCCCGGCTGCCTTGGTTCGGCACATGAAAATAGCGCCCGCGCGTGGGGAGAATGAAATGGCTGATCTCACGCCACGTATCGCGCCATGACAAACGATCAGAGCGCATCATAACTAACCGACGGTCGGCTTCATCGCGTAATGATTGCTGACCGTCACGGTTATTGATGTCGAGCTTGGGAGAGGGCTTACGCTTTTGTGCCATAGCTCACCCGCCAAGAAGCGTCTTGGGGGCTGTATTGGCCGTCTGGTTCAGCCCTTGCGGTCCCGTCAGCAACGTAGAGCCAAAACCTCCTGCCAATTTAGCAGAGTTGGTGGCTGATTGCGCCTGTGTCTTCCCGGCATTCGTGACGGGAGTAGCAGGAGAGGGCGTAGGAAGCGGATTAGCGAGATGAGGAGTTGATGTGCACATAATGGCCGATGATGCGCGGCGTTTATAAGTTCTATACGGTAATGGGGTTTTGTATATTACATTGTGAGTTGTATTTTTTCAGTGAGGAGACGTTATGTCCATGGGATTGTTTTTATATGTTTCTTGGGTTCTTTTTAATATTGCTAATGCAGTGTTATTGTGTATTGTCTATTTTGTTGTCGTAACTTCTTGTAATTATCCAAAAATTAAAAAAAAGGTTATTTCTAAATATATCCCTTATAAAGAAGATATAGAATATGAATGTTTTAGTTTTTTCTGTTTTTTTCTGTTTTTTTCTGTTTTATTTTTTGGTTTAAGCTTAAGTAATTCGATTGGAAAAGAAATTAATGGTTTTTCTTCATTGCTAATTAATGGTTTCTCCCTAAAGGAATCTCTTCTTATATTCATACTTCCTCTATTTTCGGTCATGGGTAATTTGATCGTTTTTTTGTGTGGAAAAAAATATAAAAAATATGCTGAGAAGAAATTTCTTCAGCAGGTAGCGGTTATGTACTCATTCGCTGTTAAATCTTATCTAATGGCATCAGAAGTTATTATTATGCAAGAGATTATAGGGTTAAAAAAGGATCTGTCATATACTTATGGTTGGCTGTTTATGGCATCTCCAGTATTATTATTTACTGTGTTTTTTACCACTAACTCGTTAATGAGGTTGTATTTTCAAAAAGAATTGCATCAAAGCGAATCTACTCCCAAGGATCATACTCCTGCGCCTGCGGGCGAGCCGCTCCATAAGGACCGCCAGAAAAGCGAGAGTTCATCACAGGATACGCAAAAGTAAGGGCGAGAGCGTCGGCCATGTCAGGAGAGGCAAGGCCGCGCTTCTTCATATCTTCCTTGCGCTCTAAGAGAATTTCATTGCGGGGATTGAAGAAATACCACGGCCCAGCAAGGTCTGTCTGAAGGTCTTGGCTGTCGGGGATGCCGCCGGTCTTGAGCCATTCACGTAATGAGCCCCACATTTCAGCGCGTTTGTTTGCATAGCGTTCGGCATTAGTGGCGTAGTTGGCCCGGTCGGATTTGCCGCCAAACTGAACGCCACGCGCCCCACGAACGCGCATCTGCTGGCAGCGATCAACCACACCGCCGCCAACGCCTCCATCGTCGATAAAGACCGCATCCGCCCCGTAGCGTTGCGCTTCATCAGCAACACGCGCGGCAAGCTGCATGGTATCAACCTTACGAAGCAGAATAGGGGGGATCATGCGGGCGTCCCGGCCTTTACGAAAGAAGATCACGCTTTGATCATCGCCATAACGGGCCACATCAACGCCGATAATGAGCGCATCGGAGATGATGGCGGATACCTCGCGCGTTGAGGCCTCTGAGATGATATCTGAACCAATAAACTGCATAGAGCCAGAGCGTGGAAACTGCCCTTTCACACGGACACGCATAAAGTCGCTGTCTTCCCCGTAAGCCTCAGCCCATTGCTCAAACAGGGCTTTATTCGTGCCCTCAACGGTCCGGCTGTCAATCTGCTGACCACTCCACCGGTTGCGCTGACGGTTGAAGCACTCAAAGAAACGCCCTGAAGGTTGCGTCGGGTTCCCAAAGGCACACCAGACAATCTCAGTGCCTTCGTCAGTCAGCGCTCCTTCAGCAACTTCCCAGACCCGATCAATAATACCCGAGGCTTCATCAAAGATAAGCAGAATACGCCGCCCGACATTATGCAGCCCCGCGAAGGCTTCAAGGTTCGTCTCTGACCATGTGACGGCATCAGCGCGCCATGTCTTGGAGTGACCGGGAACGGTGCTGTGAATGCTCATACCGTGCACTTTGAACCAATGGGCGCAAATGAGAAGCCGGAACCATTTGGAAATCTCAGGAAAGGTTTTTGTGCGAAGCTGGGGCTCTGTATTGGCGGTAATGACAGCCTTTGTATCAGGGCAGGTGCACAACGCCCATGCAACCAGCATGGACACCAGGGCAGACTTCCCGACACCATGCCCAGAAGCGACCGCTTGCAGGGCAGGCATTAAGACAGCATCAGGCTCATACCCTGCACGGAGCTTATCACCGATTGAGCGCAGAATATCACGCTGCCACGCTCTCGGTCCGTTAGATTGGGCAAGGTCTGTTCCTTCTTGCCCCCACGGGAAGGCAAACAACACAAAACCAAGCGGATCAAGGCAATAACGGCTTATCTCGTCGGCAAGCTGGTCTTCAAGCGTTTTTGCCTGAGCGTTCACGTCTCTTCTTCCAACGTTTATAGTAGTCTAGGCCCTCTGCAATTATCCAGACGAAAAAAACGGGGCCAAAAACACTTGCAACGTAAAAGAGTATACCATCCATAAAGAATATAACAAACAGCAAGACCGCGATAGCTGATGCTATTTGAAGTATTTTTCTCCATAAATTAGTCATGGTCGTTCTCTTGGTTTTGTAAGCTATTCTCCGCTTCCAGTCCGCGCTGGAGCGATTATGCACGTCTTGGCGTGGAGCAAGATCATCACGAAAGTTGACGGCAAGACGTGCGTTTCTGGGTTAAATAAAGTACTTATTACGGGAGAGGGGGAACTATTCCCACTCTCCCTTTTTTATTCTTTCCCACTCTGGGTCTGCACGCGCTTCCGGGCCTCATCTAGACGCTCCGCTAGGCTCCCCGTAACATTCATCTCCACCGTGGAGCGTTCCCGATACCGCTCAGGCCTATGAGCCTTCAGAAGCGTTGTTAGCAAGCTATCAGAATAGCGGTTCTGCATGATGGGATTGCCTTCTTTATCCAGCACGAGCCCTTTCCCCGTCACGAGATATTCAGGCACACCATCACGCGCCCGCCGCCACGCTTCTTCTTCAAGGGTGTCAATGGCCGTGCTGATTGCCTCATCCCATTCTTGAGCGAATTCCGCATCTCTTTCGCGGCGGGCATACAGTCCAGGGCGTGAGAGACCGGCAGCCTTAGTGTAGCGCGACAAAATTTTTCGCACTTTGAGACAAAATAGATAGCACTGGAACGAGCCTAATTTGAACGCGTTTCAACCTGCTTTCACACGTTGATAAAACGCTTCTCAAACTCGAATGAAATCATAGGCACATTCTCTCCGGCAGAGCCCCCATGGCTATTGTGACATCCCCGTCGCAAGAAAACGCCACCCATGCCGACGAAAGGCTCTACGTAACAGCAATGGTCAATCTTCTTTTGCAGAGCGATGATCTTCTTGGCGAGAAGGCGCTTGCCGCCCACCCAAGGGGCTGCTGGATGTGCGGGGCGTGTGAGGGTCAGTGTTGTCATGATGGTCATCTCTGTTTTGAGGGGATGGCGGGCACTGGGCGGCCCATTGTGCGGGATCTTCAGGCGGGAACTCTGGGAGCTCTTCAAACATCGTCACAGAAGCGCCTAAACGTATTTCGAGTTCGTTAACCCTTCGCTGTGCAGATAAAGCGGCTGAGTGGTAGTCTTTAATGACACTTTCACGGTCATACAGCCGCTCCCACAGCATCGTATAACTAGCGCCCCAGAGGTTTAGCTTGTCGGTAAGGAAGCGCTCCCGTTCGAGAGCCAGCTTGAGCTGCTCGTTCTCTAGATTGTTGGCGTCAATCTCGTTGCGCTGGCGCTGAAGGCGGTTTTTGGCGATCTGCCCCCACCAGCCCAGCACGGCACCGCCAATGGTCATGAAGGCGCCTTCGTAGTCTTTGACGATGTTGAGGAGGTCGAGCAGGTTAAACATGGTTACGCTGTCACATCATCAGGTGCGGCTGGCAGTGTCGTGCTGGTCGTGTCCGAGCCATCGAGAATGGCGCGTAACGCCTTCACGTAATCGCGCATTTTAGGCCCAAAGACCTCTCCCATAGCCGAAACCATACTCGCTTGCTGCTGCACCTTCTGCATGGCCTCTTGAGCTTGCGGTTTCAGAGGGGGTGCTGGTGGTATGTATTCTTCCAGCGCCCCATCTGAACCAACACGGCAATGGCGGCCATACCAATAGTCATATTGCTCTTTGGTAAGCGCGACAAAATGCGTCATATCGTTAGGCTTGCCAAAGAACGACATGAGCGGCCCAACAATCTTCGTTGTGGGATTAACATAGCCATAATACCCAAACACAGCGTTTTGAGCTTGAGTTTGCGCCTGTTCGTTCTGCTTGTTTTCTGCGTCATTTGTCATGCTGGTGCTCCCATAGGCCCAGTGACCGCCACGTCAAAAGCGGCGTCTTGAAAGCCACTTGCGCTCCGATCAATCCAAAAGCCGCTATTGGTTGTTTTTTGTTTGTAGATGTAAAGAACAGAACTCTCACCCATCCCTCCGTTACTGTTATATCCGTATCCATAGGTGATGAATATTTCATTCACCGGGTCAGATGCTGCAAACGCCACAGGAAACGGAATGTAGTTCACATTGGCAAGGTTCGTGATACGGAAATATTGTGTGACAACGCGCCCCGGAACCCCGCGCACTTCAGGTAGGGTATTGCCAGAGGGTGTCACAATCGCGCCATTAGCTTGCAGCTTCCATTGCCGGTCGCCTGTTTCATCCGCAACGCCGAGAACGCCTTGAGTTAAGCCGCCCTTGGGACGATAGACTTGCTGATAGAAACGTTCGGGACCATCGCCCATCGCCAGCGATGACAGGCCGCCACCACGTCCAAAGCCCCAGTTATTGGCCTCCGTTATGGTGAGCCCCCCCGTGAGGTTCCCACCTGACAGCGGCAAATAAGCGGCCTGCGCTTCAGGTTTGGTGAGGAAGTCGCGCCCTTGCGCGTCCGTAACATGCCCATGATTGTCGATTTGAAGCGCGACGAAGTAATTGCCGCCATTGTCTTTTAAAACAAGACGCCCGGTGGTGGTGCCCGTTTTGGCATTATTGGCAAGCTGGAGGAAGAACTGCATGTCCCAAAAGCCAGCGCCAATAGGCATCGTCATTTGCAGATCGCCTTGCTGGAACGTGCCTTGGGACAAGACAGAGCTTTGAAACCCGGCCTGTCCTGTGACGTTCAACGTCCCATTGACGGTCGTATTGTCATGGTTATCGACTTGGATGGGCACATGGAAATTTCCACCACCATCACGCAGGACAAGCCGTCCCCAGGTTGTTCCGTTTTTCGTTTCATTGACGAGTTGAAGGAAGAACTGTTCGTCCGCTAAAGCCGCTCCGACCGGCTGGGTCAGCTCAAGGCTTCCCTGTTGGAATGTGCCTGTTGAATAAAGCGCCCCCGTGAGGTTCCCACCTGACAGCGGCAAATAAGCGGCCTGCGCTTCAGGTTTGGTGAGGAAGTCGCGCCCTTGCGCGTCCGTAACATGCCCATGATTGTCGATTTGAAGCGCGACGAAGTAATTGCCGCCATTGTCTTTTAAAACAAGACGCCCGGTGGTGGTGCCCGTTTTGGCATTATTGGCAAGCTGGAGGAAGAACTGCATGTCCCAAAAGCCAGCGCCAATAGGCATCGTCATTTGCAGATCGCCTTGCTGGAACGTGCCTTGGGACAAGACAGAGCTTTGAAACCCGGCCTGTCCTGTGACGTTCAACGTCCCATTGACGGTCGTATTGTCATGGTTATCGACTTGGATGGGCACATGGAAATTTCCACCACCATCACGCAGGACAAGCCGTCCCCAGGTTGTTCCGTTTTTCGTTTCATTGACGAGTTGAAGGAAGAACTGTTCGTCCGCTAAAGCCGCTCCGACCGGCTGGGTCAGCTCAAGGCTTCCCTGTTGGAATGTGCCTGTTGAATAAAGCGCCCCCGTGAGGTTCCCACCTGACAGCGGCAAATAAGCGGCCTGCGCTTCAGGTTTGGTGAGGAAGTCGCGCCCTTGCGCGTCCGTAACATGCCCATGATTGTCGATTTGAAGCGCGACGAAGTAATTGCCGCCATTGTCTTTTAAAACAAGACGCCCGGTGGTGGTGCCCGTTTTGGCATTATTGGCAAGCTGGAGGAAGAACTGCATGTCCCAAAAGCCAGCGCCAATAGGCATCGTCATTTGCAGATCGCCTTGCTGGAACGTGCCTTGGGACAAGACAGAGCTTTGAAACCCGGCCTGTCCTGTGACGTTCAACGTCCCATTGACGGTCGTATTGTCATGGTTATCGACTTGGATGGGCACATGGAAATTTCCACCACCATCACGCAGGACAAGCCGTCCCCAGGTTGTTCCGTTTTT